ATATAGATGGTATATGATGTCAAACAATTAGAACTTCATGTTACTCATGCTTGTAATTTTACATGTGAGGGATGTTCTCACTATTCAAATCATGGGCATAAAGGTAACATAACATTAGAGGAGTGTGAGGAGTGGTTATATACTTGGAGTAAGAGAATAAGACCAAAGGTTTTTACTATACTTGGTGGTGAACCAACATTACATAAGGACTTATCTGATATATTATACATGGTTCGGGGTATGTTCCCAGATCCATATACTGAGATTGATTTGATAACCAATGCAACTGGTTTACATTTGCATCCTAAGTTACCACATATATTATTAGCAACACAGGCTAATCTAGCAGTATCAATTCATAGTATAGAACATATGAATTATGTTAGGAAGTTTAAACGTGGATATGAGATTGCTAAAGACTGGAAAAATGGTATGGGTGTTCATGTAGAGTTTTGGGATTTTACTAATAAAGAATGGATTAGACAATATAAGGGATATGGTGATAAAATGATGCCATTCGAGGATGAGAATCCTAAGAAGAGTTGGAAGCATTGTATATCAAAAGATGCTTTACAATTACATGAAGGTAAACTGTGGAAGTGTCCACCTCTAGCATATCTTCCTATGCAAGCAGAGAAGTATAATCTGTCAGCAAAGTGGGATGAATACTTGAAGTATAAACCATTAGAGGTAGAATGTACTGATGAGGAATTAAAAAACTTCTTAAATAAGAAGGAAGAATCATTTTGTTCTATGTGTCCTGCTAATGAAGTAGAACCATACACCAAACCAGATCCAACTATGCCAATTAGTTATTGGGAGAACCGCAATGATAACATGGGGGATGTCATCCGAGAGTCATAATGCAGCACTAGCAGTGTTTGCAGATGATAGGTTGTTGTTTGCTTCTGAGAGTGAGAGATTTAGTCGTATAAAGAATGATCCAGTAATACCCGATAATCTTATACATCATGCTCTACAATATGGTAAACCAGACTTGGTTTGTTGGTATGAAAGACCATTTAGAAAACAGTTAAGACAACTACGTGCTGGTCAAGGTTTAAATGAGAATTTTAAAGAGTATGTTGATGCACCAGTGAAGTTTTATGGACATCATTATACTCATGCGTGTGGTGGATATTATACCAGTAATTTTAAAAATGCATGTGTAGTTGTTATTGATGCAATTGGAGAGTTCCAGACTCTAACAATATGGCAAGCAGTTGGAAATAATTTATCATTAAAGTATCAGAAGAGATATCCTAATAGTATTGGACTTTGGTACACTGCTATGACTCAAAGGTGTGGATTAAAACCAAATGAGGAGGAGTATATCCTTATGGCAATGTCTGCATTGGGTGATCCTAATAAGTTAAGGCAAGCAATGTTCAATGACTTTATTGGTGATGATTTTAAGTTTAAGAAGAATCTTCATAAGGGATGTAAAGATTGGCGACCAGATGAGAACATATATGATATTGCAGCAGCAACACAGGATGTTTATGAGATATTATTTGAGTTAATATTGAGAAAAGCAAAGAGATTAGTTAATTTTGATAATTTAGTTTTAATGGGTGGTTGTGCTTTGAACTGTGCTGCTAATTCTAAAGCATATTCATTCTTTAAGAATGTATGGATCATGCCAGCACCAGGTGATAATGGATCTGCCATAGGTGCAGTGTTAGCACATAAGAAGAAGCATATCACATACACTCCATATACAGGAGTTAATATAACATCTAAGTATGATAATGAACTTATTGCTAATCATTTGTTAGACAATAAGATATGTGGTGTTGCTAGAGGAAGAGCAGAGTTTGGACCTAGAGCATTGGGTAATAGAAGTTTACTAGCAGATCCTAGAGACATAACAATTAAAGATAAAGTAAATGAGATTAAGGGTAGAGAATCATTCAGACCATTTGCTCCAGTGATATTAGAAGAGTATGCTAAGATATACTTTGATCTACCTGTAAAACGCTCACCATATATGCAATTCACAGCAAAGTGTAACTTCCCTGACAGATACAGTAGTATTACCCATGTAGATGGTACTAGCAGAGTACAAACTGTAACAATGCGTGATAACAAACCACTATATAACTTACTTAGATTATGGAAGTCTAAAACTGGTTGTCCAATGTTATTGAATACTAGTCTTAATGTAAAGGGTGAACCTATGGTTAATGATATAGATGATGCAAAGAGATTTGCAAAGATTAATAATGTTGAGGTGTTCTCATGACAATATACACTGACAATCCAACGGGGGGTAGAAGTGTAAAGATCTTTAAGACTGAGGATCGTTTGTGTTCTAGTAAAGAGCACTGGTATCATGATAGTGATGGTGAAGCAAAGTTCAAACAAAATCTACAAAGGACTCCATCTGATTGGAAGTATAGAACTGAGACTATAACATATCAAAACAATTCTCTTGGGTATCGCACCAAAGAATTAAATAAAATCAACTGGAAGAAATCTATTGTTGTCTTTGGATGTTCTTTAGTATATGGTGTTGGTGTTTCTGAGAAGGATACAATATCAAGTCAGTTGAGTGAGATAACAGGACATTATGTTGTTAACATGGGTGTCTCTGGTTCATCTGGACAGTTCGCAGTACATAATTTAGCATGTTTATTGGAATATTATAAACCAAAAGCAATTGCTATTGGTTGGCCAGATGCAAGTAGAGTTCCTTTATACTTAAAGGATCGTATTGTTCATTGTGGATCATGGAGAGATGATCCTGCTGAACTTGGTAAATCAATGAGACGCTATGATTGGCATGGTCATAGTGTATTACAGTTACAACAACTAATTGCTAGGCGTTTGGGTATGACTGCTGAGTTTACTTTGTTCAAAAGTGTTGAGAAGATTTTGGATGTTCCATATTGTCCTATTATAGATCATGGTAGGGATCTCTCACATGGAGGTGTTAAAACCTACAAAAATGTAGCAAACTGTATTGCTGAACAGTTATCATTATGATATACTGTTAACGTACTAGGAGACCAGATGACTAAAAAGCAGTTTAAAACCACTGATAACAAGGGACGTGAGTCTGTTTGGGAGTGGGAAGAAACTCCTGAAGTGATTGAAGCAGTCAAGAAACTGCATCAGACAGTACAACCTGATCTTGAAGATCTAAGTGAAGGTCTACATAAACTGGAAGCATCTGCACCTGATTATGGTGTAGGTAAATGAAGACTGATAACCTATCAATGGAAGAACTCACAGATGCCGCTGATGAGTTCTTTAATAAATTTGATTTTATCATGACAAGATGCCCAGAAGGAACATCCGTTAAGGATATTTTAAGGGTTATGGATGTCGTTGTTAACATCGGTTACGTAAACAGAGACCGTCGAACTAAAATTGTCGGTTTTATTGGACCAGAAGGAAGACAGGAGGTTCCTAATGAAGAGACTACTGAGGAAGATTAGAGACTGGTTCCAGAAGAGGAAATCCACGGAACATGATCCGTACAATTACAAATAACAAACATGAGATTCTTTTTAGATACCGCAGACGTTGACGCTATTGCATCCAGATATGAGACTGGATTAATAGATGGTGTCACGACAAACCCTACATTAATACTGAAGTCAGGTCGTACTCAGCATGATGTTATCAAAGAACTTGCAGAACGATTCCCTTTGATGGAGAGTATATCTGCTGAGGTAGTTGCTGAGACTGCTGACGAGATGATTGCACAGGCAGAGACATTCTATCCACTTGCTCCTGCTGTTACTATTAAAGTACCTTGCACAGTTGAAGGACTTAAAGCATGTAAGAGATTAAGTGATGGTGGCATTAAGACTAATGTAACCTTAGTATTCTCTGTTGCTCAAGCATGTTTAGCAATGAAGGCAGGTGCTACATATCTCTCACCATTTGTGGGTAGACTCAATGACAATAGTTTTAGTGGTGTTGAGTTAATCAAAGCAATCTGTGGTGTTCAGAAGGAACATAAGATGGAGACTAAGATTTTAGCAGCATCTATTAGAGAAGCACATCAAGCATCACGTTGCTTATTGTATGGTGCTCATGTTCTTACATTACCTATTAAGACATTCGATAGCATGTATAACAGTGTGCTAACAAGAGAAGGTCTTGACCTATTCAATCGTGACTATGCGGAGGCATCGCTATCCAATGGCTAAGATCTACGAATCCCCTGACGGTGGCAAGACTGTCTATGTCAGGGATACTGACACTCCAGATAAAGAGAGAGAACTACTGTTTGATTATAAGTTGATGGATGCTGAGATACAAGCACTGTCACCTTATAATGATGGGTGGAGTAGAGAGATGTATCGTGAGTATGCAATGGATCGTAGACAACAGTTACAAATGCCCCAAGTTGAGGAAGAACTTTGGCCTGCTTGGATCAAGATGAATCTAACTGAGGAAGCAATGGAGAGGTATGGTAGTTGGAAAGCAATGCAAGATGATGGATGGGAATTGACTGATGATGGGTTCTGGATAAATGACGGATCTAAAAAGGTGCTAAATAAAGAATAAAGGAATAGAAGTCTTATACAATGTCTGCAACATTAACTGCGACTGGAATTACGTTTGGAGACTCTACCTCACTGGCATCAAAGTATGGTGTAGTTGAGCAGGGTGCTGCTATGGTATTCTTCCAAGCTGCTGCTCCAACTGGATGGGTAAAGGAAAATTCACATAACGATAAAGCATTAAGACTTGTCAATGGAACAGGTGGTGGATTTGGATTTGGTGGAACTTCTGGTGCTGGTGGGTTAACATTCTCTCAAGTATTCCCTAATACTACCTCATCACTAGCAGTACCATTTAGTGCTAGTACTACTGTATCTGGTACAGTTGGTGGTACTACTTTGGCAATCTCGCAAATACCAGATCATACTCATAACTCATTAACAGGTGGTACTGCTTCTGCTTCAGGTGGAGGTGGAACTTTTAGGGTTTCAGGATCATCACCTACAGGTAATGTGGTATCTCCTAGTGGACAGATAGGACAACCACACGATCATCCCTTCAATGGGTCAGCAACATTCTCTGCTACAGGAGCAGGACAGATTGACTTAAGACTTCAATATGTTGATGTACTAATATGCACCTTTAGTTGACATGGCGAAATTAACATCCAGTGGAGTACAATTTAACTTAGCGGATGCTAGTGATTCCATCAATTCATTTTATTGGATGTATCCTGCTGGAACAAGGAAGTTATTTTGGGAAGCATCTGCACCACCAGGATGGACTCAGATAACTGATGCATCAGTTAATAATAAATCACTTAGAGTAGTAACAGGAACTGCTGGTGGATCTGGTGGTACATTCAATTTTACCACAGTATTATCTGCTGCTAGAGATATAACAATAACTGTAAACAATACTGAATCTATTTTACCACCTTCAGGTATACCAAAAGTGGTGGGTGACCACACTCTATCAATTGCTGAGTTACCAGAACACCAACACGAACACTTACTTGGACCTACTGGTGGTGCAAATGCTACACCATTTAGTAATGTAGGATCTAGGGTAAGAGATGGTAATACTAACACTGGTGGAGTAGATCAAGGTGCTGCTGGTGGTCCTCATGACCATCCCTTTAATGGTACAGTACAAATTCAAGGAACATATACTGCAACATCTAACTTGGCAATCCAATACTTAGATGTTATAGTATGTGAACTGGACTAGATATATAATATTATTATGGCACAGTTAAAACCAGGCGATTTTTGTCCATTGATTCAAGCACCTTGCAAAGGTCTTGAATGTTCTTGGTATACACAAATTAGAGGTGCAAATCCACAGACAGGTGAACCTGTTGATGAGTGGGGATGTGCAGTAACATGGTTGCCTATGTTATTGATAGAAACATCACAGCAATCTAGATCTACTGGTGCTGCTGTTGAGTCATTTAGAAATGAGATGGTGAAGGCAAATGAAAATAACATAAATGTATTATCTGCTGCTGCACAGATGATGCAAGAAAGAAAGATCATCAATGCTACTGATGTAGATACAAAGGATGATAATGACCATACTCATGAACTTGGAGGATCGCAATGAAGGTATTCACTTTAATAGAAGCAGATCGTTACATTAAAGTTGACGATAAGGGTATATTCTTTAGTAAAGAGAATTGGCCTTTTAATGATATTGAGCATCTATGGGCAATCCAATGGAAGAATGGTAGTGGATGGGTAGAATATGATA